CGCGAGACGGCATCGCGCACGATCTCTACTAGCGCCCCAGACATTAACGAGCGCCCCGCTCTCCCGCTCGGGGAGGCGGGGCGCTCTGCGTCTGAGGACGGACATCCTCCTAGCTTCTTCCTAACTCCTCCTAGCTTCTTCCTAACTTAGGATGACTCGTCCACCACGATGGCCTCGCCCGGGCGGACGTACGTCGGCTGCCGCTGTGCGCCGAGCAGCCGACCCACCCACGGCCAGCGCGCCTCCAGCGCCCGCACGGCGGCGTAGTAGGCGCCGATCGCCAGCCCCGCGGCGGCCAGGGTCAGCTCTGCCGACAGATCCTCCGGCAGGGCGATGCCGGTCTCCCGCGCCAGCCAGGCCAGGGCCAGGCCGACACCAGCCGGCACGACGGTGCGGATCACACTCGTCAGGTAGTCGTGTAGCGACATGGGTCCCCCTCATCAGCGCGCAATGAGCCCAGCGGCGGACACGCCCAGCGCCGCCAGCCCGGTCACGGCGGCCAGCGACGGCAGCGGCCAGCGGGCACGCTCCAGACTGCGCAGCCGCGCCTCGTGGTCGGCCAGCCGCTCAGGCACCGCGGTGAGCGCCCGCAGCTGCTCGTCGTGGCTGCTGAGCGTCTCCCGCGTGGCCGCGGCCTGGTCGACCAGCCGCTCCAGGGTGGTGCGCACCCGCACCACCTCGTCGTAGATCTCTCGCCCGGTGATCTGCACCGGGCCGAGCGGGTCCGCGCTCACGAGCCGCCTGCCTTTGCGATACGCCGCAGCAGTGCGGCCGCGAGCTGGTCGTAGTCGATCTCCGGCGGCTGACCGGGCGCGGGTCGCTCGGCGAGCTGCTTGACCGCCGTGCGCAGCTCGGCGATCTCGCCGCGGATTGCCTTGGCCTCGCGGTGCGCGAGCGTGGCGTGCGTCGCGTATCTGAGCGCCCAGGCCACGGTCATCTCGGGGTTATACCCCGGCTTGCCCTTTTCGCCCGGATTGATGTCATTGGTGATCCTGTCGGCCTTGAGCAGGGCCTCCACCAGCTCACTCGCAGTAGCCATATCGTCCCCTCTCATCGCGTCTTGCCACACGCGCAGCAGGTGGTCCCAGGGGAAGTTCGGGCCAGGGTCGACGTGGTCGGTGCCGCCCCAGGCCAGGCGCATCTGGTTATGGTCGTAGGCGCCGCGTACCTGCGGATTCGCTTTCATCTGCTCGACCGTGACCCGCACCGGCGGGATGTTGTGGTGGCGGGCGACGGCGGCGAGCACGGCGCCGAGCTTGTCCCAGGCCACCGAGTCGAGCCACCGCTGCCGCGACCACGACGTCAGGCCCGTGATCTCGACGGCGATCGAGTACTGGTTGCCCTGCCACGATCCCGCGTGCCCAGCGATGTCGTTGGTGTCGAGGGATTGGATGACCTCGCGATCGTCGATGAAAAAGTGCGCGCTGACGCCGTCGGTGCGCCGGGTGGCGTAGCTCGCCTCGTTGCGCGCGGGCGCGGTGTTGGCAGTGCAGTGGATCGCGATCGCGTACTTGGTCGACGTGCCATACCTGTTTTTCCCTTGAATAAAGGGAATTCCGGGGACCTTCATACGGCCGCCTCATAACAGACGGAGTAGCGCAGCGTTTGGCCGGGCGCGCCCACGTCACGGTTGCCGGTCGAATAGGCAACCAGAACGATCCTGTCAAGAAACGTGGGCAGCATGAAAGCCACGCCGCTCTGATCCGTCGGCAGCGTCCCGAGACCCATCAACACCAGGCTGCCGATGTTGAAAAAGCGCCGCGCAGCCGGAACCGGCAAGCTGATTCCGACGCCGCCCGATGTGGTCTCGTTGACCGCGACGCTGGCCACCGCCCACACCGTGCTGCCCTCACGCCGCCAGCGTGCATAGTGTCTGGTAGACGACACCGGGGTCGGCGTGGTGGACATGTTCGTATACACGGTCGGGGTGAAGTCCTCCCACCCTTCGGGATTAATCCGGCTCGATGTGATGATCATGCCGGGCTGCCAGAGCACCATGGGACCCCCAGATGACTAGAGAGCAACGACTGCGGGATGCCACACCGTCACCGGTGTGCCGGCTGGCCAGGTACGCGAGAGTGAGCGCTGCGCGATGGTCGCGGTCTGGACGGAGGTCGTCCCGCTGATCTGCGAGACGACCACCCGCTCGCCGCCGACCCGCAACACGAGCGGGAAATCGGCGGCATCGGTCGTCCACGGGATGCCCGGCGTGACCAGCACCATCTCTGGGTCGTCTGGGCCGAGGTCCGTGCCGAGCCAGCTGACGTCCGGGGCTACCCGCGCCTCGCCGTCGATCTCGCCAACCAGCCATGGCCCGTACGGCGAGCAGGTCATCTCGACACGCAGTTCACGCCAGCCGAGCGTGATCGTCCAGCCGTCGATCATGAGATCGATGTCCTGATCGGCGACGTCCGTCGGCGCATTGATGATCTTAACCCGGCTGCCGATGTGACACTGGAGCCACGGCGCGAGATACTCCGGCCGCGCAGCTAGGTCCAGTGTGATTTGCGGCCATAGGAGGCCCTGGTAGCTGGCGAGATGCAGCCGCCACCATGCGTGAGCGGGCAGCACGTTGTCGGTGGCTAGTGCCAGCTCGATCGACTCATCGCGAGTGACGCCTGAGTCGTCGATCAGCTCGGCGACGGCTGACGAGCCCTCGACGCGCCGCACCTCGACGCGGTTGCGATACGTACGGGCGTACGAGTCGGGCTGCGGTGGGCTCGCCAGGTCACCCTCCGACCAGTCGAGCACGAGCGCCGGCGCCCGGTTGTACAGGCGCGCACGCGGGATATAGGCGAGTCGGTGCGGCCGCTCGTACAGGATGCCNCCGTCGGCCTGTACGGCCTGGCGCAGTAGATCAGGTAGCGTGTCGACCGGCTGCCACCCCATCGCCGTGACCTCATCGCGCGCCAGTGGCGGCACGTCGACAGCTATACCAGCCTCGGCGCACAGCCGCCGGATCCGACTGTGCGCGGCCTCGTTGTAGAACGACTGTAGGGCACCCGAGCTACCCCGACCGTCCTGGTCGATGGCGGCATGCGGGATGGGTCGCTCATCGGTGGCCCATACGGCGATGTGCCCTGTCGGCCAGGGGTACCCCGAGACCGTCGCGCCGGTAGAGTTGGTCGCGACCGCCGCGACGCCGCCGAGCGTGCCAGCGATTGATCCGGTGATGTACCACGAGTCGCCGTGCTGGACGCCGGCGTGGATTGTGCCACCGGCCTGCCATGCGCTCAGACTGAGCAGTGTAAACGAGCCGAGCCCGCCGCTAGTCTGAGCAGCCACCACCTCGGTGCCGTCGGGCCGGATCGCGACGATCTGGGTCGTGAGCTGCGGCATGACGCGCACCCGCAGCTGCCAGCGCTCGTACGTGCCGCCGACCGTGGTCACCTCAAGTAGCACGGCGTCGACGCTCCAGGGTGGCTCGGTGGCCACGCACACTGTCCACACGCCATCAGTGGCCGAGGTGACCTCGGCTGGCACCTGGGCGCGCAGCCGACCGCCCTGCGAGAGGTCAGCGAGCGCCGCAGTGCCGTAACGCACCGTCCACGTAGGAAGATCGATATCGTCCGGCGCCCGGAACGTGACATCGCCGGAAATGACGGCCGGTGGGTGGTTTGGCAGCGCGGATGCCGCCTGGCCAGCGAGCACGCCATCCTCGACCGGCCAGTAGGCGAGCGGCCGGGTTGCGGCGATAGTGCGACGCAGCGGCGACAGCGCCGGCAGGCGCCCTGCCGCCGGCTGGAGTCTATACAGTACCCCGTGCGCGGTCACCTCGACGTAGCGGTCAGCACCACTCTTATCCCGGCTCGGTACCCACGCCGGCACGTACCCGCCCCAGAGTGCCACCGGACCGTCGGGCAGGTCGAGGGTGATCCGGATCGGGGTGTCCCGTCCGAGTAGGCCGTACCACTCGCCGAGCGGGTTGTACTGCGAAAATCGGCCGTCCTGGTTGTCTAAAATTAGTCGGCACGTGCCCGGGTCGGTGTGGTCGCCCCAGCCGCCACGGCCCTCGGTGATCGTGATCGGCGTGCCGACCCGCCAGTAGCCAGTGATGTCGACCCACGGCCACGAGCTTGGCGACCAATTCAGGTCCGCGCCGGGCGCGATCTCGATCTTGATCGGTAGCGGATCAGCGGGCCACGCCATCAGCTCACCACTCCGTACTGTCTGTCAAGGCGGCGCAGGTAGTCGACCGCCTCACGGTCGCCGCCGACGACGATCACGCGCACCTCGCCGCCGGGGGTAGAGGCTCGCCGGCTGGCTGTGAGGTCGCGCAGACCGCGCGGCAGTGGGATCACCGCCTCGTCCTGGCCGCCCTCACCGAGCACGGCGAGCGTGCCGCCAGGTGTGGCGCGCACGATGCCGCCCTGAGCCAGGTACGGGATGTCGGGGAACAGGTCAGGGATCGAGAAGGTGCGCCCGCCGACGACCGGAACCCAGCTCGGCACGGTGATCGACATGCCGATGTCCAGCCGGTTCCACAGCTCGATGACCTTGTTGATGCCGCCCTTAGCTGCGGCAACAACCCCGTCGAACAGTCCCTTCGCCTTATCGCGGATCTTGCCCGGCAGCGATCCGACGAAGGTCACGATCTTACCGAGCCACTCGAACACCCAGCCGTAGACGGACTTAACCAAGTCTAGCCACTTGCCGAAGGCGCCCTTCACCGCGGGCCAGGCCGTGTCGACGATCCAATCGACGACCGCCTTAATCGCGCCCCAAACGGCGTCCCACACGGCGATGACGATGTTTCGGAACGTCTCGCAGTTCTGCCACAGCAGGACGATCCCGGCGATCAGTGCGATCACCGCGATGATGATCAGGCCGATGGGGTTCGCCGCCAGGGCCGCGTTCAGCAACCACTGCGCCGCCGCCACTACCTTGGTAATCGCCGCCCATGCGACCTGTATCGCGTTCCACGCGGCGACCGCGCCGCGGATGCCCCACACCAGGCCGGTCAGGGTGATGATCACCGCGCCGAGGCCGGTCAAGATCCCCATGTTGTTGATGGCCCAGTCGCCGATCCGTTCCAGCACAGGCATGGCCTTCTCGATCTGATCGACCAGCGCTTCTTTCGCGCGACGCTTGAACGACTCCAGCTTCTGGCTGGCGGACCGCTCCAGGACCTCCGCAGCCTCCTGTGCTGCGCCGGACACATCGCCGAGCCCGTTTTGTGCAGCGGCGAGGCTTTCAAGGAACGCAGGGATTTCGGCAACATTGAGGTCTTCCAACGGCGTGCCGAATAGCGCAAGCGCCGTGGTTGCCTGGTCGGTGGGGTCCTTGATGGCCAGCAGGCCAGCCAAGATCTCCTGGAACGCCTGCCGCGCTGTTTCCCCACCAGCCAGCAGCCGGTTAGACATGGTTTGCGCATCCATGTCGAGTTCGGCGAACGCCTCTTGGGTCGCCGTGGACATGTCAGTGGCGCGGATTGTAAACTCCTTAACCGCGTCACCGACCTTGTCAATACCCCACTGCCCCTTTTCGGCCTGAGACGCAAGCAAGCTGAACGTCTGCTCGCCGCTTAAGCCGAGCGTGCGGAAAAACTGGCCGTACTCGTTCGCCGCCTCAAGCAGCGTGTCGACCAGCGCCGGCGGGACCTTGCGCGACGCAGCAGTGATCAGGTCCATCGCGTGCGTGGCATCACGTGCTAGCCCGACGCCGATCAGCGATGACGCAATCTGCGCCGCTTCTACAACATCAACACCCCACGCATCCGCGTACGCCTGCACCGCTACCGTCAGAGCTTCAATCGCCGCCAAATCGCCCGACGGCACCAGGCCGGACGCGGTGATCGCGCGCACCGCAGAAAACGCATCATCCACCGACTGGCCGAACCCGCGGGCGTACACGTCGCCCGCCACCCGGCCAAGCTGCTCGGCTAGCACCGGGTCGCCAAGCTGTGCGGCCATGCGCGCCTGGGCCCGGTCGAACTCCATCGCCTTGAGCAGGCCGGCCACCAGCGCCGCGCCCGCGGCCGCACCGGCCACGGTGGCGATCTTCGTCACCCGGTCGGCGAACCGCTTGAACTTGCTCTCGGCAGCCTGGGTGCCTTTGTCGACGCCGGAGTTGTCGACCCCGATCGCCACCACAAGGTCAGCCAGCGTCGCCACAGGTCACCCCCGTTCCTTGCCGCCGAACGCGCGGTTGAGACCCCGGATGAGCCGCAGATGGTCGTGCTCGGTCTGAGGCTGCGCCGACCGGGTCGCCTGCTCCCAGCTCGGCATGAAGTCGGCAGGCTTGAACGCCTTGCCCTTCTTGGTGCGGTTGGCGTTGGCGATCGTGGCCGCGATGATGGCCGCGAGGATGTCGAGCCGCTCCGGGCCCAGCGGGCCCGCGACCCGCTCGTAGGCGGCCCAGGCGGTCAACTCTCGCGAATCGATGCGCCGAAGCAGCTCGCCGACCGTCATGCCCAGAGCGAGCGCTAGCCGGTGGTAGAAGCGTCGCTCTGGGCGTCGTCGAAATCCTCGGTCAGCCGGTCAACGTCATCCTCGGACAGCCCGGACAAGCGGCGGGCCACGTCGAACAGCCGATCCAGCGGTTTCGCGTTCTTCTTGCCGAGCGCGTTCACGTCGGCGTCGGTGAACAGTCGCTTGCCGTTCTCGTCGACGGCGCACAACGCCACCAGCTTGGCGCGGGCGTTACGCAGGTTCATCTCGCGGCTCTTGCCGCGGGTCTGCACCAGCGACTGCTCGTAGGCGTCCCGCTCAGCGCCGGTCAGCGACCGCAGCCGCACCTCGCCGCCCCACTCCGGGCACGGCACCACCTCGTACTCACGGTCGTCCGCGGCAAGGATCGCGTCACGTGACAACAGCGCCATCAGGCACCCCCGGTGGCGGTCAGTACCGGCTTGCCGGACACCTTAATGGTGATGCTGCGGGCCATCTTGTCGTCGTACGGGAACTCGTCGCCGATCTCGGTGATGATGCCCTTGAAGTCCCAGGTGTGCTCGTCCGGCGTGCCTGGCAGCAGCACGATCCGGTAGTCGAGCGGCACGTCGGACTCGAAGTCGGCATCCAGGTCGTGGGTGGTCTCGGTCGGGTCGTAGTTCAGCTCCAGGCTGATCTCTCCGCCGTCCTTGAGCCCGCCGATGAACTCCATGTACCCGTCCGGGCTGTCGTGGGTGGTGACGTCGATGGTCTCCCGCGACCGCGACGGGCCGCTGATGTTCGTGATGTTGGCGATCGGCGTGAAGGTGCCGCCGACGACACGGCCGAACTGTGTGCCGCGAGCGTCCACACCAGCCATGGGGCTACTCCTGTTCGGTTTGGATGCGGAATCTGAGGATGTGGTGCCTGACCTCGGGGTCAGGGTCTGGTAGCACCTGGTCGAACTCCAGTCGGATGCTCACCACCCGGTGGCCGGACACGACCAGGTCACGAGGCCGGTGGTCGAGCAGCTCACCGATCCGTGTGGCAATCGCCTGCCCTTGCGCGTTGCCCCGCGACCTGGTCCAGACGTGGATCGTGGTGGTGATTTCCCGGCCGTACGTGTCGTGCGTGTTGTCCGGCGTCGACAGGTGGTCGCCGATGCGCACGTACGGGTACGCAGTGCCCTCGGGCACGTAGTCGTAGACACCGGTGACCATCCCGGCGAGCGTGGCGTCGTTCTTCAGGCGCTGNTAAATCGCCGTCTGCACGAGGTGGNTCGGCGACTTCGCGGTCATCGGCGCACCATCTCCTTCACCGCCTTCCACACCGCCTGCCGCAGCTGCTTCGGGAAGCGGCGCCGCGACCGCTCAGCAGCCGGCCCAGCAAACGGCTGCTCAGGCGTCGACGAGGTGCCGTACTCGACGAAGATGGCGTGCCGAGCCGTTGCCACTGCCTTGCCCTCGAGGTCTTTGATCTCGGCCTGGATGGATCGGGCCAACTCGCCGGTGCGACGGGGGGCGGTGCGGCGCATGTCCTCGACGACCAGCTCTGTCTCGTCCCGCACCGCTGTCCGCGCAGCGGTACCGATCTGCTTGGGCAGCTTGTTGAGGACACGGGACAGGGTCNCGATCCCGATAACCGTCACCGCCTCGCCGCGACGTGCCATTACTGCCCCTCGTGTTGGATGCGTTCGCAG